GACGACGGACGGCGGATTATCGCGCTTAGCGAAAGAGTACGACATGCTGAATTACTGGCCGCCAAGATAAATACTGCACGGCCAGGGGCAGCCGTGGTTATTACCGGAAAGATGGGTAAGAAGCAACGCGAAGCGGCATTTGAACAGGTACGTTCCGGGGAGGCTCGTGCAATGTTCAGTACGAGACTTGGGGATGAGGGATTGAATTTGCCGGCTTTAGACGTGTTGGTGCTGTGTACGCCGTCGCGCAATGCTGCCCGGACTTCGCAGAGAGTTGGGCGCGTACTCCGGAGCGCGGACGGTAAACGGCAGCCCCTTGTTATTGACGTTGTGGATGCTCGTATCGGGGTTCTTTGGTCACAAGCGCGAACGCGGTTTTTCGAATGTTACAGGCATATAGCGCCGAATTGCAGGCTACCGAATTGGCTTGAGCGCTCCAAGAAGAAAGTTGCATAGCTGAAAAAAGCGCATAACCGAAAGGCACAACTTACCGTCCCCCTGGCCCGGGACAGGATAATCAAGCATCCGGGCCAGGGGGACGGGGAATCATCTTTTGGAGGTGAATTAATTTGGGTAAAGGTGGAGTATTGATGCTTACACAGAAACAGGAGACTTTCTGTCAGGCATATATTGAACTCGGTAACGCAAGCGCGGCGTTTCGACAGGCGTATAACTCGGAAAAAATGAAGCCTGAAACGGTCAATCGTAACGCAAAAAAACTATTGGATAATGACAAGATTATAGCAAGACTGGCAGAGCTGCGCGCTCCCGTAGTTGAAGCTGTTCGCTTTACTCTCGAAAGTCATCTGAATATGCTGGCAACACTTCGGGACGAGGCACGGAATTTAGGACAGGTAGCAGCGGCGGTATCCGCCGAAGGATTGCGGGCAAAAGCGATGGGCGTATATGTACAGCGGCAAGAAATCAGCGGGCCAGGCGGCGGGCCTGTGATGCTCGATACGCCAAAGGTTGATTTATCCAAATTGAGTGACGAAGAATTAGCGGATTATGCCGCGCTTACGGAAAAAGCGCGCGGCTGATTTGCCGGTACTGCCTGCCGAAGAATTTGAAAAGGAGTTCGCGCGGCGTAGTCTTCTAAGATTCACAACACACACAATGCCGGGGTATCAGATTAACTGGCATCATGAAATCATTTGCCGCGAACTCGACGCGCTGGTGAGGGGTGATGTTGCGCGCCTGATTCTCACTATGCCGCCGCGTCACGGTAAAAGCGAGCTGGTCTCCCGACGTTTACCGGCATATATCCTCGGACGCGAACCGGACGCTGAGGTCATAGCGTGTTCGTATAGCGCTGACCTTGCGCAGCGGATGAATCGAGACGTTCAGCGTATAATCGACGATCCGAAATATACTGAACTGTTCCCGGGTACTAGGTTATCTGGTTCGGGCATCCGCGCGGCGGCGCACGGCAGCTATCTACGCAACAGTGATATTTTCGAGATCGTAGGACGCGCGGGTTCATATCGCGCTGCCGGCGTAGGCGGCGGTATTACGGGCATGGGCGCGAAGTATGCCATCATCGACGATCCAATCAAAAACTTTCAGGAGGCTAATTCGGAGACTTCCAGGAATGCGATCTGGGAATGGTATACGAGTACCTTATACACCCGCCTTGCGCCTGATGGTCGTGTGCTTATCATCCTAACCCGCTGGCATGAGGACGATATTGTGGGGCGGCTCATTGAACGCCAAGGGGATGAATACGGCGATCAATGGCGGGTTATTTCATTTCCGGCGCTGGCGGAAGAAAACCGGGAGGACAGACATCCGGAAGATAAACGCGCGGAAGGCGACGCGCTCTGGAAAGAACGTTTTGATATAGATAGGCTCACTAAAATCAAGGCAGCTATCGGTTCACATCATTGGAGTGGCCTTTATCAGCAGAGGCCATCCCCGGCGGAAGGCGCTATATTTCTTCGCCATTGGTGGAGGCAATACAACGAGAATCCGCAACAGCTCGGAGGCGACATGGAAGAGATCGTCATGTCGTGGGATCTGTCTTTTAAAGACACGAAGACTTCCGACTACGTTGTAGGCCAGGTGTGGGGGAAACGCAAGGCGGATCGTTACCTGCTTGATCAGATACGTGCTCGCATGGATTTTCCGGCGACGCTGGCAGCGGTACAGGCGCTAAAATCAAAATGGCCGCAAGCGAAGAGAATCTACGTTGAAGACAAGGCGAACGGGCCTGCGGTTATCGCCGCGCTCCAAAGAGAGATTCAGGGCCTTATCGCCGTTAACCCGGAAGGCGGCAAAGTCGCCAGAGCTCATGCCGTAACCGCTCAGATAGAGGCCGGTAATGTATATCTTCCGTCATTCACCTGGGCTTCCTGGGTTGGTGATTTTATCGAGGAATGCTCTGCTTTTCCGCATGGAGCAAATGATGATCAAGTGGACGCGACGACGCAGGCGCTAAACAAGCTGTCGGCTGACAAAGGACAGGCAAGATGGGTTCGGAGGCCGAGTTGGGCGTGATGGGTAACAGAAGGGACATCATCCGATGTCGGGCCTTTTTCGCTAAATTCAGCGAAAAGTGTCACTGGGCTCAATTCTGAGCTCACCCCAAAAGCGGGGATAGTGTTTTTAACAGCTTTGTTAAAAAGCCTTGGGGGGTCAGACTGAATCTGGCCCCTTTTCAATAATCTTATCGAAAAGTTTTTCCGTTCTACCGGAAAAAGTAATCGGACTATCCATAATTGGACAGTCCGACCTGCGCTGTAGCGGCTAAATCCGACATTCTTTTCTCTTGGAGGGGTTCTCATGCCTCTGTAGGCAACATCGGCGTTCTGGGGTGTTCTGGTGAGGCTATTGACTCTTGCGGGCTTGCGATAGTATAGTTTCGTAATCACCAAAGAGGAATGAGCGGATAATTATGGGATTTGTGACAACGGCTGCTGAAATAATAGCGTTCCTTAAATCGAAGGGGTATCATGTAGAAACCGGACGCGGACGGCATGGGACGAAAATTGTTAAAGGCAATCATAGAATACCGCTGCCGATGCACGGCGGGACGCTCGACAAAGGAACGGCACGTAAGATTCTTTCGGACGCCGGTTACAAGCCGAATGATTTGATGGAGTGGAGGCGGCACAAATGATAAATGAATATAACTTGAGCCTTATATTCTATCCGCAAGATACCGGAAGGTATACGGTTATTTGCCCGGAATTACCCTCATGTGTTGCGGAAGGAAAAACCATCGAAGAAGCAACTGCCAATATCAGAAACATTATCGCAGATTTTCTGCCGGACGAGATCGAGAACGAAGTTAATGAGGAAACATTTCGTGTAGGGCTTTGCATGAAGGGAAAACTTTTTCAAGAGATGACCGTCACAGTTGACGCCTCCGGCGAAGTCGTTTTCCCCTCTGAGGCGCTCGCTCATGCCGTCGGTGCTGAGGGATAGGCGAGGCCGTCAATAATCCACGCCAAAGAGGAATAACCACCGTCCCTCGGGCTCAAGGCATGATATAATTGTTTCGTCGATAGTTTTAAGGTTTTGGGACGCGTCGGTTCTTGGGGGAATCGGCGCGTTACTTTTACTCAGATTTCAGTAAAAGTTGACTATCGATGTAACCTCTATGCAAAATATAGGCCGTCATGCGCTGGAGCACGTGGAGAAGGCGCAAGGGAAGCGCGGGGGCGGGTTGACGGAGTATGCGCGACTGATTGGGAAATCGCTAGGGGCGGTATCGCAATTTAGAGCTGGCGGAGAAGTGTATTCGGAACTTCTTAAGTCAACTAAAGAAGTTGATGGTCTACAAAACAAGACAACGCACCTCTTCGAAATCCATGCCGCCCGTCACGACGAAAAACACGACCTCTGGCCGGTGCTTGCGAAAGCACTTTTGAAATACGACATCGGAGTCAAAGCCGAAGTCAAACGCCGCTGCAAAGCAGGACGCGCGTTCGAGCGTAGAGGCAACGGCGGCATTAGCAAACCCGGAGGAAGTAGCGGAGCTCCAAAAGGAACTTGGAAAATTCTACTCAGTGGAGACAGTGGCGGCGGCGCTTGGAACTACTACAAGAACGATCCTGCAAAAGCTCCAAAGCGGTGAGCTCAAAGGAGTGAAAATAGGCGGTTCTTGGAAAATAAGCATTAAGGCGCTACGAAAATTCATGGAGATGGAATAAATACCCCTCACACGACGGCCATATTCGAGCTCATTCCTCTTTGGAGGGGTTCTGGTATGTCTCCCGTGAGGTTATCGTCTCTGTGGTCGTCGGCTAGCCTTCAACCGCTCAATTTCGATTGTAAGGTCAACAGCGGCTTTTTCGGCTTCTTCGGCTCGATTTCTAAAGTTGGCGATTTTGTTTTCTTTGAAATTTCTGATTTTTTTGTCGTAGTTACAAAGATTTGTAGAACTCAACCAAACACTGATGGTCTGTTGTGTAACCTCCATCACACCAGCGATCCGCTCCTGTGACCAACCACGTCCAAACTTTAAAAAATGGATGGTTCTCGGACTGTCCGAATTTTCTTTCTCCTTTACTTTTTTGCTAAGTATTTCTCCTTCAGCTCTCCATAACGCTGGTCAAATTCACGATATTCATGCTGGTAAATGTCGCTGAAATCCTCACGCTCCAGTATTTTTCGTTTTAACCATCCGCAAAGCGCGTCCATTTCCTCATTGTAATCCGTGTTGGCTCGATACCCTTCAAGCATTTTCAACTCTTCCGCAGAAGCTACACCGTATTTTTCTTTCAAGGAAAGTAAGCGACGATTATACTGCTTGACATCCTGTCTGCGGACAATATCCAACACTGAATCAAACCCTATTTTCTTGCCACTGTTAATTTCTTTATCAGAAGCGTCAAAGTATTCTTTTGTTTTTGCGTCAAACCATTCCCACAGAGCTTCATATTCATCTTGATAGCTCATAGAAATGCAGTCCCGTATTTTTCTTTCAAGGCGAGCAGGCGGCGGTTATATTCTTTCGTATCTTCTTTGTGAACCGCATCAAGTGGTGAGTCGAACCCTTGCAAACCTTCCTTGTCAAGAGCTTCGAGATAATCAATGGTCTTTTGTCGATACCACTCAAACAGAGATTTTCTTTCATCCTCATAGCTCATAGAATTGCAGCCCCCTTAAATATTATCGCACAGGACGGCTATAACGCCGCTCGTTTCTTTTTGGAGGTATTCTGATATGCCTCGGTATAAGATCGGCGCTCTGCGGTCGTCCTTTGCAGCCATAGACGACGCCAAAGAAAAGAATTAAGCCCGGGGAACAATGCCGCCGTCCCCCGGGCTGTGCCACTTATTCTATGCCTACGCCGTCCGGCTCGTCAGCGGGAAGGCCGATTGCTGCCGCTGGTTGTAGTTCCATGAATCACCGGCTTTCCGCTTGACACCGCCGCCGTAGCTGCGAGCTCCGCACACGGGACACTCGCACCAGAAATAAACCTTTGGTTTGCTGCTCTGCCGCTCGCATTTCATAACCGGCAAGCTACCGCACCGCCTGCATTTATCCAGAATGTTATTTCCCTTGCTCATGTTGATTCCCCCCTATCTATCCGGCGCGACTGACGTTAAATACGACGACAGCCGCCTCTTTTGGCATGATATGAAATGCCTCGACCTCAGTACGCTTCGCAATCACCCGGAAGGC